CTCAATCCCGACAAGCCGCCGATGCCGATGCTGAGCGTGGGCAACGTGGACGGACGCATCACCGCGCTGTGCCTGGCCTACCAGGATCTGGTCGGCGCGCTGCTGGTGCGCCACCGCACCTTCGGTCGCTACCTGGACGCGCGCAACTTCGCCGATGGCAATCCCACCGCGGATGCCACGCAGGAGTTTCCGCCGGACAAGTGGTTCCTCGAGCGCAAGGCCAGCGAGACCAACCAGGTGGTGCAGTTCGAGCTGGCCAGCGCGCTGGACTTCGGGCAGCAGCAGCTGCCGGGGCGCACGATCATCGCCAACAGCTGCAGCTGGCTGCAGCGCGGCGGTTATCGCGGGCCTTACTGCGGCTACAGCGGCGGCCCCGTGGCGAAGGCGGATGACACGCCGACCAGCGATCCGGCACAGGATGTGTGCGGTGGGCGGTTGTCGTCGTGCAAGCTGCGTTTCGGCCAGAACAACCCGGTTCCGTTCGGTAGCTATCCTGCAGCTGGCCTGTTGCGCACATGAACCCGGCCACCCTGGATGCCTTCCGCGCCCATGCAGTGGCCGACTATCCGCGCGAAGCCTGCGGACTGGTGGTGGTGGTCAAGGGGCGCGAGCGCTACCTCGCCTGCCGCAACCTTGCCACTACGCCGAGCGAACATTTCGTGCTCGCGGCCGAGGATTACGCGGACGCCGAGGAGGCCGGCGAGATCGTTGCCGTCATGCATTCGCATCCCGATGCACCGGCGCGCGCGTCGGAAGGCGACCGGGTGGCGTGCGAGGCATCCGGGTTGCCGTGGTGGATCGTGTCGGTGACGCCCGGTGCAGATGGCCCGCCCCAGGCGGGCGAGCTGTCCTGTATCGAGCCAGGCGGTTATGAAGCACCTCTGGTCGGCCGGCCGTTCCATCACGGCGTGCTGGATTGCTGGACCTTGTGCCGGGACTGGTATGCGCGCGAATGGGGGCTGGTGTTGCCGGACCCGGTGCGGCACGACAACTGGTGGGATGACGGTTGCTCCGATCTCTATACGGAGAATCTCGCCGCTGCCGGATTCGCGCCTGTCGCTGTCGGGGATATCCAATGCGGCGATCTGATCTTGATGCAGATTCGCAGCCGGAACCTCGTGCCTAACCATGCCGGCATTTATCTCGGCGATGGCTTGATGCTGCATCACATGTATGGGCGGCTTTCGAGCCGCGACGTGTATGGCGGGTATTGGCTGGAGAACACGAGACTGGTGGCACGCCACGCGAGATGAGGCGATCCGACAGCCCACACAAACACGAAAGCCCCGCTCCCGCGGGGCTTTTTATTGAACGGTGAATTCAATGCAACAACTACGCACTGTGCGCCTCTATGGCGTACTCGGATCGAAGTTCGGTAGAACATTCAGGCTCGCGCTCGACTCCAATGCACCCGGGGAAGCCATTGCTGCATTGTCGGCGCAGCTTCGCGGCTTTGGCGAATTCCTTCTCAAAGCCAAAGATCGCGGCATGGGCTTCGCGGTCTTCGTCGGCAAACGCAATCTCAATGAGGAGGATCTCTCCCGGCCCTCGGGAAGCGAGGACATCCGCATTGCGCCGATGCTTCTTGGCAGCAAGAGCGGCGGCTTGTTCAACATCATTGCAGGCGCCGTGTTATTCGTCGCAGGCGGCTTCATCTCCGGCTGGACCATGGGTGCGGGCGCCGGCATCGGCGGTTACATGATGCAAGCAGGCCTCGGGATGATGCTCGGCGGCGTGGTCCAAATGCTGTCGCCGCAACCTCGCGGCTTGAAGATGAGCGACCGCCCCGACAACCAACCCAGCTACGTCTTCAACGGCGCCGTCAATACGCAGGCCCAGGGCAACCCCGTTCCCGTGCTCTACGGCCGGATGATCGTCGGCTCCGCCGTGGTCTCCGCCGGCATCCATGCCGAGGACTATGCGCCGGCCACCGCCGGTGTCGGCGGTGGCGTGAATCTCAACGGCCGCGTGCTCAAGAATTTCTACGAGAGGTAGACATGACTTCCACTCTTCAAGGCGCCAAGGGCGGCGGCAAGCAGCGCACGCCCGTCGAGTCGCCGGACAGCCTGCGCTCGATCGCCTATTTCCGCATCCTGGACTTGGTCAGCGAAGGCGAGATCGGTGGCCTGGTCAACGGGCTGCAGTCGATCTATCTCGACGAGACGCCGCTGGCCAATACGGACGGCTCGCTCAACTTCCAGAACGTGCACGTGGAAACGCGCACCGGCACGCAGGACCAGGAGGAAGTGCCTGGCTATCCGGCGGTGGAGAACGAGATCAGCGTCGGCGTGGAGCTCAAGCAAAGCACGCCGTGGATCCGCTCGCTCAGCAATACCTCGCTGTCGGCGGTGCGCATCACCATCGGCGTGCCGGGCCTGTCCAATGCCAATACGTCCAACGGCGACATCAATGGTTACTCGGTGCAGTACAAGATCGAGGTGCAGACCGACGCCGGCGCCTGGCAGCTCGCCTACAACGGCGCGATCACCGGCAAGACCACCAGCAAGTACCAGCGCAGCCACCGCATCGACCTTCCCGCTGCGCAGAACGGCTGGAACGTGCGCGTCACGCGCATCACGGCGAATGCCAACAGTTCCGCGATCGCCGACATCACCACCATCGACAGCTACACCGAGGTGATCGATGCCAAGCTGCGCTATCCGAACAGCGCGCTGCTGGGCATCTCCGGCGACGCGGCACAGTTCAGCAACATCCCCAGCCGCGCCTACGATCTGTGGGGCCGCGTCATCCAGGTGCCGAACAACTACGATCCGCTGGCGCGCAGCTACAGCGGCGTGTGGGACGGCAGTTTCAAGCCGGCGTGGACCGACAACCCGGCGTGGATCTACTACGACCTCGCCACGCATCCGCGCTATGGCCTGGGTCACCTGGTCACCGCCGCACAGGTGAACAAGTGGGAGCTGTACCGCATCGCGCAGTATTGCGACCAGCCGGTGAGCGACGGCAAGGGCGGCGCCGAGCCGCGCTTCACCTGCAACGTGTTCCTGCAGAGCGCCAGCGACGCGTACAAGCTGCTGAGCGACCTGGCCAGCGTGTTCCGCGGCATCTCGTTCTGGACCGGCGGCGCCATCACCGCCTCGGCCGACATGCCGGCGGACCCGGTGTATGCCTACACCGCGGCCAACGTGATCGGCGGCCAGTTCACCTACGCGGCCAGCACGCGCAAGACGCGCTATACCACCGCGCTGGTGACCTGGAACGACCCGAGCGATTTCTATCGCGCCAAGGTCGAGTACGTGGAAGACCGTACGGGCCTGGCCCGCTATGGCATCCAACAGGCTACGCTTACGGCCTTTGGCTGCACTTCGCAGGCGCAGGCGCAGCGTGCCGGCCAATGGGTGCTGCTTACCTCGCGGCTGGAAACCGACACGGTGACCTTCAAGGTCGGCCTGGACGGTACCGTCGCCGCGCCGGGACAGATCATCCGCGTGACGGATCCCGCGCGTGCCGGCAAGCGACAGGGCGGGCGCATCCATGACGCCACGCGCACCGTGGTGACGGTGGACAAGGCGCCCGAGCAGGTGGCGGCGGGCGATCGCCTGACGGTCATGCTGGCTACCGGAGCATCGGAAACGCAGACCATCACCGCCATCGATGGCGTGCGCCTCTCGGTGGCCGCGCCGGGCTTCTCGGTGCAGCCGGAAGCGGAAGCCGTATGGGTGGTGGAGAGCGACACGCTCGCCGCGCAGACCTATCGCGTGCTGTCGGTGACCGAGGACAAGTCCTCCAGCGAGATCAGCTACACCATCACGGCGCTGCAGCACGTGGCGGACAAGTTCGCGGCGATCGACAACGGCGCGATCATCCAGATCCCGCCGATCAGCTCGCTGCCCGCCTCGACGCAGGCGCCGCCGGCGAATGTGCAGCTCAATGGGCATGTGGTGATCACGCAGGGCATCGCCACCAATGTGGTGACGATCTCCTGGGATGCGGCGTCCGGAGCTACCGGCTACCAGGTGGAGTGGCGGCGCAACGATGGCGAGTGGGTGAGCGCCGGGCGTACCCCGGGCTTGTCGCTCGACGTGGAAGGTATCTACACCGGCTCCTACGTTGCGCGGGTGCGTGCCGTCAGTCCTGGCGGCGTGGTGTCGATGCCGGCCTTGTCGGCGCCGACCGACATCCTCGGCAAGACGGGAGCGCCGCCGGTGGTGGCCACCTTCAAGGCGACGCCGAAGGTGTGGGGCATCCATCTGGAATGGAGCTTCCCCGCCGGCACCGACGATACGCAGCGCACGGAAGTATGGCGCTCGAACACCGCCAACCTGCAGGACGCCACCAAGATGGCGGACCTGGCCTATCCGCAGAATTCGCTGGAGATCGACGGGTTGGCGGCGGGGGCGGCGTTCTACTTTTGGGTGAGGTTGGTCGACAAGACCGGGAATGTCGGTACGTTCTATCCCGATGGAGCCGGCCTGCCCGGCCAGGCGAGCGCCAGTGCCGCCGACTATGAGCCGGTCATTACCGGGTTGATCGAGCAGACCCAGCTTGGGCAGGAAATCCTGGAAGGCGTCGATCTCGCCAACTCCGACATGGCCGGCGATGCCACCGAATGGGCTGGCGACACCACACACTACGCCGGCACGTGGACGTTGCTGGATGCGGTGCAGGATGGCGACCGTTCCATGGCCAAGCGTGTGGATCTGGTGCAGGCGACGGTGGATGACACCAGCGC